AGAGGATGTTCCCTTCTGACCCCACCTTCAACGAGCTACATATTAGAGAAAAGCAGATGCTTTTGGGGGCTATCCTCATTTGGATGAATGATTGCGCTCAATATGCCGAAACCACCCAAGAGCAAAATGATCTCGTGAATAAGATTATTGACCTTGTGGAGGTTGATAGGGTGATGAACTACTTCATAGACTATGAGCGAAGCAGTATGCGATTCCTGAATGAAGCGAGAATGATAAACGCCAAACTCAAACTTGAGAACCAAGAGATGAAAGACACCATTGACAAACTTCAAAAATCGCTTGACAATGCAGCCAACAACCTTTAGAAACTTCCAACCCAACGATCATATCAAAACCCAAAAGGGAGAGGTATTTGAGATAACGGAACGCCTCACATACTTCTGCAAGGGATGTAGTTGTGTTCCTCTGAATCCCTGTGATGAGTTCAAAGAGAATACAACCCTCACCATCAAGAGCCAAAGAGGCATTTGGCAAATGACCCTCAAAGAAATAAATCGTAAATTAGCCAACGGAGATATTACCGAAACAAAATGGACATAGGAAAACTCTTAATTGCAGCAGATACCTTTTTTCAAGGGGAGAACTCTCTTACCAACCACCGAAAGAATGTTTTATCACGGGCAGCGTTTGCCAATGCTTTCCGTAAGCACTTCCGCGTTGTTGACATCGCAAGTGTCTTGGGGCGTGACCATTCAAGCATCGTCCACTATAAGAAGACCCATTCCGCCAATATGATGTACGATGACTACATCAAACTTTATAAAGAGGCCGAAGTGGTGCGTGAGCGTATTATCGGGGAGGAGATAGAGCAAGAACTCACCATCGGGGATATGCTTATCACGATCAACAAACTAAAACTAAAACTCAAAGAGAGGGAGAAAGAGGTCAATGAGTTATCTTTTTACAAAGACAAGTATCTTAAATTAAAGGAACTGATATGAACTTCTCCATCTACCCCTTGACAGGAATCTTATTTGGGTTCAATTATTGCAACTATCAAGACGGAGAATTTCCTACGCACGAAATACAAATCTGCATAGGTCTATTCATTATTGAGGCACATTGGTGATACTTGAGATTCTATCTAAAAAGCATAATGAGTGGCTTCGGATGGCTATGTCCTTCGGAGCAGATAGAGATACGGCTCAAGATTTAGTTCAGGATATGTACTTGCGGATGCACAAGTATGTAGAGAACCCCGAAAGGATTATGTACAACGAGGACGAGGTGAATACTTACTTCGTCTTTGTCGTTTTAAGAAACCTGTATGTTTCCTCTAAAAAGGGAATGACCTTCACGGAGCTTGAGGAGTTAGATGGGGAGATGGATGAGCCGAATTATGAGATGGAAACGGCTCACAACAATTTGATAGATCAGATGTGGGACGAGGTAGAGGAATGGCATTGGTATGATTCCAAGTTATTTAAACTGTACCACAACACCGATATGACCATCAAGAAGATAAGCGAAGAAACAAAAATTAGTGAGCGTTCAATTTGGAATACATTAGACAATGGAAGAAAACGAATCCAAGAAAACTGCAAAGAAGCCTACGAAGCGTGGAAGACCTCGCAAAAAAAGTGAAGGTTTAGGCGATACTATTGAGAAGATTACTACCGCTACAGGAATAAAGGCGGTTGTAGATGCCTTCTCTGAAGCAACGGGTATTGATTGTGGGTGTGATGCCCGTAAGGAGAAACTCAATAAGTTGTTCCGATATAAGAAACCCGAATGCTTGACCAAAGAAGAATACGATTTCTTGGCTACGGTGATAAACAATTCAGTCATCAAGGCCGTAGAACAAGCGGAAATCAATAAAATATACAACCGCATCTTCAAAGACAATGTTCAGCCAACTACTTGTGGCTCTTGTTTGAAATCTCGCATCGTTGAATTGAAGGCCGTCTATTCAGCATACGAGGCGTGAACTTCTACGAGATACCATTGAGCAATAGTTTGTTTGGGGAACTGAACAAGAACCGATCAATCAACAAATTCTTTGGGATTCGTTATGTGGGTGAATGTGTTCGCCTAATATCCGAATATCACGAAACAACCAAGAACCCCACTCAAAAGGGATGGGAGGAGTTTTATAGCGTTATTCAAGGCTTTGAAGGTCTTACCTATGTCACAAAGGAGTTATGCGCTCTATTGCCCGATTTAGAGGTTAAGAGCATCAAGCAATACATCTTCCATCGTGTCATTGGTCAAACTTGGAATGGTTATGCCAACGAGATGCTAATCATCAAAGAACTAAATGCAGAGTTCCCCTCCTGTGAAATCCTAAAGACGAGCTTTGAGGTAGACCACGAGTACTGTATTGATGCCGAGATGTTCCACAACACCGATTTGTTGTTGGGTATTCAGATAAAGCCCATCTCATATAGGAAGATGAATACGGAATATCAGCGACAAGCGAAGGAAAACCATCGCCAAAAGAACATCCAATACCAAAATCTCTACGCTCCCTATGTCTATGTTTATTATGACAATCACAAAATAGTAGACAAAAAAGAGTTACTTAATCAAATAAACACGATTATCTATTTTAACATTTGAACTATGCCATTACCAACGCCCAAAGGAGAGAATCAACAGGAGTTTATGGCTCGTTGTATGGAGGAACTAAAGTCGGAGTTCCCCGATCGTGAGCAAAGAGTAGCGGTCTGCTACACACAATGGAGAGAGGGAAAATAAATCCCTCTTTTTTTTTGCAAAAGATTTGGTGGAATAATTTTTTCAACTATATTTGTTGAAACCAATCATTAAATCAAGAGATGAAAAAGCCAACCTCACTTGAAGATTACAAAGCCTACGCCTTTGGCTATGCAATGGTAATCGCTCTATTGCTCTCCCCATTCGCCATCCTCAAAATCTTGACCTATGTGTTCTGAATTTGGCGCACCTGACCCCTACGGAGAACCCGAACGCTGCGAATACTGCTACACGGTTCTTGACTACAATGGCATCTGCCTTGAGTGCAACTACGAAGATTACCACGAATGAAGATTACTCAATTAGATTTATTTAGTGGGATAGGTGGCTTCCATCTTGGCTTTGAAAGAGCGGGATATGAGGTCACCTCTTTCTTTTCGGAGATAGACAAACACGCCATTGCAGTATATAAACATCAACTCCCAAATTCTACTTATGTCGGTTCAGTTACAAATGTTCGGGGATCAGAGCTCCCAAGAATTGACCTCATCACTTTTGGAAGTCCTTGCCAAGATTTCTCATTGGCAGGAAAACGACTTGGGATGGAAGGACAAAGAAGTTCTCTTATCCTCCAAGCAATTAGGCTCATTCAAGAGTGCAGACCTCGTGTATTTGTGTGGGAAAATGTTAAAGGAACATTCTCCTCAAACAATGGCGCAGACTTTTGGGCAATTATCCAAGCCTTTGCCAACATTGGGGGTTATAGACTTGAATGGCAACTGCTTAACACAAGTTGGTTTCTACCCCAAAATAGAGAGCGGATATATCTTGTCGGATATTCTACAACCACAGGAGGAGATTGGAGAGGAGTTTTTCCTATCGCAACAAATGGCAGAAAAGCTCTTGAACCAAGCATAAAACAAATTGGAGTCCGTCTTGATTCGGGTGGCAAACAACCATATCAACAAGACCGAGTCTATGATGCTGATGGTCAAGCACCCGCTTTAAATGCAGGAAAAAGTGATTTGATTATTAAACACGAAATAGGTGACTATCGTAGTGATGAAGGATGGAGGCCAAGAAAGGATGGTAATTGCCCAACGCTTGCAGCTCGCGCAAGGGAAGATGGTAGCGGTCAACCATTGTTAAAAGAAAATTACCGCACCCGCAGACTCACCCCTATTGAATGTGAACGCCTACAAGGCTTCCCCGATAATCATACTGCCTTTGGCAATTACGATGGAGAAGTTAAACCAATGAGCAACACACAACGCTACAAACAATGCGGAAACGCAGTAACTGTTGATGTGGTACAAGCAGTAGCCAACCAATGCAAACCCTTATTCAAATGATTACACTACTCAATGGCGATACTTGGGAGCGAGATGCTCTGATCGCTAAAATGACCGATGACGAGTTCTACTATGGATACTTGGGAAAGAATGCGATGTCCTCAAGCAACATCAAGCTCCTAACCAAATCCCCCAAGCACTACAAGTTCATCACAACTTATGGACAAGAGCAAGATTCAACCGCCTTACAGGTAGGTCAGTTCATCCATACGATGGTTCTTGAACCCCACCTCTTTGATGATCGTTTCCATATCGTAGATGTTCAAAGCCGTGTAGCAAAAGCCTACAAAGAAGCCAAAGCCAAATCCAACAAGATTGTCTTAACGGCAAAGGAACACGATGAGAATATGCGAATTGTAGATGCAGCCCTTCGCAATGAGTATGTCCTCACGATGATAGGGGGATGCGAATTTGAAGTACCTGAAATTGCGATGTTAGAAGGGTTCGCCTTTAGAGCGAAAGCCGACATATACGACCCCAAGTACAAATTCGTTGCCGACCTAAAGACAACTCAAGATATACGAGCATTCCAATGGAGTGCCGAAAAGTACGGATATGATATTCAAGCGTTCATCTACACACAACTATTTGACATACCCACAAACAACTTCAAGTTCATAGCCATAGACAAAGGCTCATTGGACATCGGGGTGTTTGACATTGCCGATTCATTCATCAACAAGGGATATAAGAAGGTGAAAGAGGCATTGAAAGACTACAAGGACTTTTTTGTCTTACACAATGATTTGGATTCTTACACCATTCAAGGAACTTTAGAATGAAAGAGCAATTTATCAGAATCGCAATGGCTCGTCTACGCAAGGACTATGCCTACTATCCCCAACGATTGGCGATAGCAGCGAATATGTATCGCAGATGGCTTGACCGTCAAATAGCACAATAAGGTGATGGGGGAGGGACTCTTGATGAGTTTTTGGTTGGTTACAAAATCCTCCCCCTAACCTTTCTCATTAGGCGAGGAGGGGGATTTTCATTTTTTAGGTTTTTGGCTTTTCTGCTACCCCCTCCAAACCTTTTCAAAGTGTAAGATAAAAACACCACAAAGTGTAAAATAGAAACCTTTAACACCAAAGAGAAATGAAAACACCAATACAAGAGTTGATTGAGCAACTCAATGAATTAGAAGCAAAGTTAACCTCATTAGAGGATGCAATGTATCGTGGAGGCGTAAGAAACGCTAAACGATTAGCAGAGGAACTACTTAAGAAAGAGAAAGAAATCATCTGCAACGCCTTTAGTGATGCACAACACGGAGCAGTTGAGTCAAGATGGACTGCTGAAGAATACTTTGAAGAAACCTTTAACACCAAAGAGGAATGAAATACCGAGTCAACTACACCTACTTTGACCAAAGCAAAATGAGGGCTGCAAGATGGGAGCAGAGAGAAAAGGACTTTCAGACAATGGAGGAGGCTTTGCTCTTTATCAAGAAGAACGATTGGAATGTATCAGTTAGAAATCTAAACATTCAGCCCGTACCCTAAATGAACTACATCGTACAATATGATAAGTTGGTTGCCGAGAACACTTGGCTTGAGGGCTTACAAAAAGGATTTAGGCACGAAGTAGAAGCAGCCAAGTACGGAAGACAACTGACCCGAAGCACAGAGCATACCAATATAAAAATCTATCAATTATGAGCATTGAAACATTTAAATACATAGGAAGCGTACATTTGCTACCACATATCTCTGTCACATATGATTCCCAAATTTGTGACGGATGCGTAAGCATCGGTTGGCTATGGTGGGGAATTAGCTTTGTAAGCAAGAACGGAATGCACCTGTGACAACTGTAAACTCATTATCGGGAGGAAAAACCTCCTCCTACATTGCTGCAAACTATCCCGCAGACTATGAGTTATTCTCGCTCGTAAGAACAAGCGATCCTGATTGTTTATTTCCCGATGCAAAGATTCGGCAAGAGGTATCAGACCGAATAGGACAAGAGTTTATAGGAACGCTTGAGCAAGATGATATCATCTACACAATGCTTGACCTTGAGCAATTCATCGGAAGAAAAATCACTTGGATTACAGGTAAAACATTTGATGATGTCATCATTCAAGGAGTAAAAGAAAATGGAGAGGAATACAAATACTTACCTAATGTCACCCAACGCTTTTGCACGACTGAACTAAAAGTCAACCCAATCAAAGAATGGTGTCATCAAAATACGGAGCTACCTATTGAGATGCGAATAGGCTTTAGAGCAAACGAAGTTAGCCGAGCCAACTCTATGCTCTCAAGACACAAAGAGGATGGCTTCCAATATGACAAGTTCGTAATCGGTAAGTCCGAAGGAGGAAGGAACAAATGGGCAGAACTCAAATACCGAAAAGCAACATTCCCTCTAATCAACGACAACATCTACAAAGACCAAATAGAATCCTATTGGAAAGGAAAACCCGTTAGATTTGCATATATGAATAATTGCGTAGGATGCTTCCACCGAAATGAAATTCTACTCAAGTATATGTCGGAGAAAGAGCCAAGCAAGTTTAATTGGTTCGCAAAGCAAGAAACTAACAAAGCGAGATTCAAAAAAGAAATGACCTACGAAAGCATCAAAAGGCATCGCTTACAATTCCAACTGTTTGATGATGACTTTAACGAATGCGATAGCGGATATTGCGGAATATGAAAAAACACACCAAACTATATCTTCAGGAAATGGGCTACGATGAAACGGATTGGATTCCTTGCGAGGTATGCAACCGCCAAGCCGTAGACATCCATCATATTGAAGCAAGAGGAATGGGCGGATCAGAAGAGCGAGATGCAATAGAAAACCTAATGGCTCTATGTAGAGATTGCCATATTCGCTACGGAGATATCAAGCATCACAAGGAATGGTTACAAGAAATCCATAATAAAAAGTTATTTAGAAGAAATAGTTGAAAATTACAAGGATTTACAATGGCATTTGAAAAAGGAGTAAGTGGCAACCCCGCAGGTAAACCAAAGGGAGCGACAAACAAAACAACCAATAAGATCAGAGAGGCTTTCCAAAAACTCATAGAGGACAACTTGGAGAATATGACTATATGGCTTACGCAAGTAGCAGCCGATGACCCAAAGTCTGCTCTTGATATTATGACCAAGCTTGGGGAATACACAACCCCTAAACTCGCCCGTGTAGAAAACAAGCACGAGGTGGATGAGGGCATCACCGAAATACAACTCAACTTTGTCAAGCCTAAAGATTGATTACTCCGTAGTCTTCCAAAAGAATTGGGATGCCGATACCAAGATTGTAGTCAATCAAGGAGGCACTCGTTCAGGAAAGACCTATTCTATTTTACAACTCCTCATAGTGCTTTCATTCAGCACAAGGGGTAAGGTGTTCACGATAGTGAGAAAATCTCTCCCATCGCTTAAAATGACCGCCTATCGGGATTTCTTTGAGATACTCAATCGCTTGGGAATCTATGATGAGAAAAACCATAACAAATCGGACTACACCTATTCCCTCAACGGAAACCTTTTTGAGTTCGTGTCGTTAGATCAGCCTCAAAAGAAAAGGGGAGCAAGGCGTGACTATCTATTCTGCAATGAGGCCAACGAACTCACTTGGGAGGATTTCTTTCAGTTATTGGTGAGAACATCGGAAAGGATATGGATTGACTACAACCCATCTGATTCCTTCCATTGGATTTATGACCGCCTCCTGTCAAGAGATGACATCACCTACATCCAATCTACTTACAGGGACAATCCCTTCTTGGATGCAACCATCGTAGATGAGATTGAAAGGCTTCGTGGTACGGATGATGACTATTGGAGAATCTACGGTCTTGGAGAGCGTGGTATATCAAGAGCTACAATCTTCCAATTCCAAGTAACCGAAGAACCGAAAGGCCAACTCATCTCATTAGGACTTGACTTCGGATTCACCAATGACCCAACCTCCCTTGTTAAGGTGTTTAAAGATGGTGACAACCTATACATCCAAGAGTTGCTCTATCACACCAACCTAACCAACCAAGATATTAGCCAAAAACTATCCGAACTTGGACTGACGAGATTTGATGAGATTTGGGCGGATAGTGCCGAACCCAAGAGCATTGAGGAGTTGCATCGTATGGGATGGAATGTCAAGCCAACGGCTAAAGGTGCGGATAGCGTGATGGCGGGAATAGACATCCTCAAACGCCATAAGATATTTGTCACGAAGGAAAGCAAGAATGCAATCCGAGAGTTTCAAAATTACAAATGGCAAGAGGACAAGAACGGGAATCTACTGAATAGACCCATTGATGCCTTCAACCACGCTATTGATGCAACACGCTATGCGACCTTCAACAGGTTGAGCCGTCCGAACTACGGGCGTTATGCTATAAGATAAATTCTAAAGGTTATTTAAACAATGGAACTAAAAGTCATTGTACCCACCTCGTTATCGGAAATCACCCTTGAGCAGTATCAGCGTTTTGCTCGTTTGGAGGGGGACAACGAGTTCTTGACCAAGAAGTCATTGGAGATATTTTGCAATGTTCCGTTGGATCAGTTGCCCAATGTCCGTTTTAAGGATGTTTCTAATGTGTTTGCTCACATCAATGCAATGATGCAAGAGAAACCATCGTTGACACCGAGATTCACTCTTAAAGGGCAAGAGTTTGGATTCGTCCCCTCATTAGAGGACATCACCTACGGAGAGTTTGTAGACCTTGATTCTTATATGAGCGACACCCAAAACCTCCATAAGACAATGGCGGTATTGTATCGTCCTGTAGTGCAAAAGAGCGGAAAGCGATATGACATTGAACCCTACGAGTCAGCCACCAAATACTGCGACCTAATGAAGGAAGCTCCGATGGATGTCGTAATGGGTGCGGTGCTTTTTTTTTGGACTTTAGGAAAAGAACTCTTAATGGCTACCCTGATCTCTTTGGAGAATCACAAGGCATTGAAGAGTTCACCCCCAAAAGCCAATTCTCAAACCGATGGGGTTGGTATACCACCTTCCATTCCCTCGCTCAAGGCGATGTTAGACGATTTGATGAGATTGGAAGACTACCCCTTCACCAATGTCTTACCTTCCTCTCCTTTGAAAAACACCGAACCGAAACCGAAACCCGAATACTCAAAAGCAAACTGAAATGAGGCAGTTCTACAACATAACCAAAACCATCAAAGACACCCTTGAGGCACATAGCCAAGTGAATGTCGTAACCTATGGGGACATCTATGATGTAGACCTCAACAAGCAAACCATCTTCCCACTCTCTCATATTACGGTCAACCAAGCCACCTTTGAGGGGCAGACAGTTCGTATGAGCATCACGGTCATTGCAATGGATGTGGTAGACGAAACGAAGGAAGACCCAAGAGATCAGAATGAGCCTTTCTACAACACGAACAACGAGCAAGACATCCTCAACACCCAACTTGCCGTAATCAACGACTTGGTTACCGAGCTACGGAGGGGAACTCTATATACCGACCTGTATCAGTTAGATGGCAACCCCACTTGCGTACCATTCACCGAGCGTTTTGAAAACCTCCTTGCGGGATGGACGGCAACCTTTGATGTATTGCTTTCAAATACTGAAATCTCTATTTGCTAATGAGCCGTCAAGAGAACATAGAATCCACTCTTGATAAGTTTGCTCGTTATGTTATCCAACAAGCGAGAAGCAACCTCACGCGCCAAAAAAGGAACTCTACCAAGCGTTTGTATGAGTCTTTAGATTATGACCTAAAGGTTTACTCTAATTCATTCTCTCTATCCTTTAAGATGGAGGAATACGGAGAGTATCAAGACAAGGGCGTTAGCGGTGTAAAGAAGAAATACGATACCCCATACAAATACACCAACAAGATGCCTCCCGCAAAGGCATTTGGTAATTGGGTAGTCCGAAAAGGTCTTGAGGGAGTCCGTGATAAAAAGACGGGTAGATTCATTCCACGCAAGAGCCTTCAATATGCTTTAGCGAGAAGCATCTATTATAACGGAATCAAGCCCACCAAATTCTTTAGCCGTCCCTTTGGGTTGGCCTTTGATAAATTGCCTCCTGAAATCGTTGAGGCGTTTAAACTCACAAACGAAGACTTCTTGAAATACACAACCAAATGAGTACACCAAGTATTGCCTATCCCTCATCATTGAAGATGGCACGAAGCCCTATCTTCTACACGGGAAAGAACAACACCCTCACCAACGATGAGTTGGATGCTATGTCTTTGAATCTAAAGATTTGGAGTGGTACATCTGCCCCAACGGATAACAACTACGAGTTGAGCAAGTCCTATTCTATCGGTGAGGTAATCAACTTTGAGGTTT